CCCTCGTCTAGGAGATATCGTGTGGAAAAAGTTGCTGTTACAATCGTTTGCGGAATTCTTGTCGTCTGTTTTGTCGCGTTTGCTTCGCAAGCGCTACAAAAATACAGACAAGCAATAATTACCGCGTCCGCTGCTCAGTGTACTAATTCCGAAAGCGATTCTCCTTGACTCAGGGGGATCCGTCTTCGTCGCACATCAGTACGACGAGATCTTATTGCGAGGTTCTATGACCATTTATTCAACTCCAAATACGGTTACTCAGTATATTCGAAGTACTTTTGGCAACGAGACAGGGTATGAGAATACCCTGACCGACATTGCTCAAAATTATCCGTTTAGCCCGAGTGTCGTTTTGCTTGAATTGAATGAGGATAGAAATTTCGCCGCTAAGATCAAACGTAAGGCTGACGCTACAAATCGCTATCAAAAGCAAATTTGTAGGGCCATTGGCGCCAGGATCCGTTGTTCAGCTAGCACACCTTTTGGTCTTTCCCCAACGGGAAATATTTATACCAAAATTAGTGCGCTAACTTACAATGGACAGCCTGAAGTCAATCCGTGGCTTGGCAGTGATATCGTTAGAGATCTTGCCTTGACTCGTTTCAGGCGTAAGCTTGATAACCTTACTAGTCAAGTAAAAGCTATGGCACCTCTTGTCGAGGCAAAAGAGCTACATGGGTTAGTAACCCAGGCAGCCAATTTGACTCGGGATGTGTTCTTGCAATTACACGACCTGAAGAGAGGTAACGTCCGAAACGTGTACAGACGCTTTTCCAATATGTGGCTTGGTCTTAATTTCGGTTTAAAACCGATGCTTAAGGACATCTCCGATATTGGTACTTCCATTGCTAACTATCTCTCTCGCGAGAGGCAGCCTATGCAAAAAGTTTCAGCTTCTGCTACACGTGAGTTTCTTGATAATTCTTCTGCGAGTGGTATTATCACTGGATATAATGTCCAGCTTAATCGTATCACTCAAGGAAAAATTAAGATTGGATATCGTTTCGTCGCTGGTGTAGATTTAACACTCTACTCCAGCAATGATTACAGTATCTTCTCTCAGCTTGGACTTATGCCTGCCAATCTTCCCACAGCTTTGTGGGAGTTGACGGCTTTTTCCTGGGCTGTCGATTACTTCAGTACCGTTGGCGCCTTCTTAGAAGATACTTTTAGGAGTGATCCTATTAGCACCATCTATGTAAGCGAAAACCGACGTGTTGAAGTTATCGGAGAAACTTCTTACAAGTTTGTTCCTACTAACCCCACTACCGCTATTGATTTTCAGCGCTGTGGTGTTTTTAAGTTCAATTTTGTGGACTTTAATCGTTACCCTCTCGCGACACTCCCGGTCCGTTCTCTTAGAGTTAAATCACTCGATGAAATCGGACTACACTCTGTCAGTAAACTGCTTAACCTTCTTGCCGTTCTCGGTAAGTAGGCGCAGTGCGTTTCTACGCGAGGTTATATGAGCTTTGCTCCAACCACTCCTGTTACCGGCGCTACTGTGTCTGGGTTCACCACCCCGACCTACACTATTGTCTCTGATACTCCCCCTAACATTAACGGCAAGCAATATGCGGTTAGTGCTTTGGGAGGTACGCAGACTGGCGTAGACGTGAATTCGGTTTCAAAACCATTCACCAGTACGTTTTTCCGCCCTCAGAGCTTGAAAACTCTTCCGGCGGCAAATCCGACGACGGGTATCGTGCGCAACGTCCCTGTCAACTCCTACAAGCTTGTCACCCGTAAGGGTGCGGTACCAGCTGTTAACCAGACTACGCAGGTTGCTCGTATCACTACGACAATCGACGTTCCGGCTGGCACTGATACTTATGAGCCTGAAGAGATTAAAGCCATGATCTCCGCTCACGTCGGACTGCTTAATCAGCAGTCTTCCGGGATCGGTGATACTGTGCTTACAGGGGTCCTCTAACTAGAGGTTTGCGTTCAACGTCCAGATTCTGGCGTTGTACATTAGGAGTTATCCTATGTCGCAGAACGATATCCGCCTGTCGGCGGTATTCGAAGAAATGGCAAGAGAGCTTTCATCCCCTGTTAATGATCGCAAACGCGATTATGCAAGGGAGCGCCAGCGTCAACGCCTTCGTAAGAAGGCGAAGTTCGATGCGGTCGATTTATCTGTTGATTGCGTGCAAGATTTTATCAATCTCAATCGCGGTCTCAGTGTCGACCTCTCGACGGTGGATCATGATGTGTTAATTGAATCTAGGCTCTTTATTTTAAAGATCCTTGAAGATTTTACCACTTCTATGAATCCGCTGTGCATCCAGCTTCCGCTCGATATGTGTCTCTTAATGGATTTGTGGGGTTATGGCCCTGGAGCTTGCTCTAGTGGTCACGCCTCACATCCCGTCGAGAAACACCTTGCGCAGTGGGACGTTACTAGCGCAGCTCTTGAACTCACTATGAAGCTAAGAAGGGGTCACCCCTATCTGTCTTTGAATGACAGGTTGGTAGGTGACACGCTCCCTTTCTTATGCGTGGGTTCACGCTTGTCGACTGTTCGGAAAAACGAAGAGAAGTTCCGCACTATTTGCATGGAGCCCATCGGAAATATGGCTCTGCAGCTTGCTGCAGGTCGCTATTTCGAAGGTGCTCTCAGGCGAATTGGTTTGGACATCAGAAGTCAGCAGCCTCGTAATAAGGCTATGGCTTGTGTTGGATCGATCAACGGTAGCATCGCCACCATAGATCTTTCCAACGCATCTGACATGTTCACTCCCGAACTAGTTGCGGCCCTCCTTCCTAAGGAATGGTACGATCTACTTATGAACATACGTTCTAAGCATACCGAACTTCCTGATGGCAGTATAGAAGAGTTGAATATGATATCCACTATGGGGAATGGTTTTACCTTTCCCCTAATGACGATGATCATAGTCTCTCTGATATATGGCCGACGTAAGTGTTACGGAAAACAACGTAACATGTACGTGGATTGGAGCCAGACTTGCGTCTTTGGCGACGATATCATTATTCCTGTAAAGGAATACGGTCCCGTTACTGAATTACTCGAGTCTGTTGGTCTTGTCGTTAATCACGATAAGAGCTTCAATGAAGGTCCGTTCCGCGAATCTTGTGGAGGCGATTATTTCGAAGGGTACGACGTGACACCCTTCTATATTAAAAGCCTTCGCTCGAACGCAGACGTCTATGTCGCAATCAACCAAGTCTTGGAATGGTGTGCGAGTCATGATATATGGCTCAACGCTACCCTCGACTTGCTTTTAGGCTTCATAGTCGGTAGACCTTTCTTCGTACCTGAATGGTCCTCTCATACGGAAGGTGTGAGGACCACGATGGTAACTAGACGCTATAAAATACTCCGCCCAAATCAGCCCAAGAGGCTTTTATGGAACAGCGCGCAGCTTTTGCCGCTCGTTGTTGGAGGATATATTACGTCTTGCCGGGACAACCTTTATTACTTACCTCGTCAGTTTAAAACGAGATATCGGGTTGTCAACAGTAAGTTGCCGAATGGCTATCTTACTGGCAGGTCGCCGATCGATAGATCGGAGATCTTAAGTAGACGCATTGACCTCTTTTTGTTGATGAGAGGCCTGGGCGGCTAGTAATAGCCGCCTCATCTTTCCCTTTGGAAAAGGAGAGCTG